TTATTGGCTGTAACAAGGCAAAATTATGTTGAAGCTTTAGGTGAGGAACACACTTCCTTTATCTTTCAATCTGTTGTAGAGTCCTTCGATTATTTAAATGGTTATGGTGAAGATAGAGATCTTCCTATAACTATACATTAGGAGGTAACTATGAAGTTATTGAAAGACCTATGGGCACACTTAAAAGAGTGGAGCGACTGGAGTATGAAAGACTGGATTAAAGCCGGTATTGTTGCTGTGGTTGTTATTGTTGTCCTACAGTCAATGATGGGCGCTTAATGGCCGAAGTTGACCGAAGATCAAGAGCTATTTTAAATAGTTTAAAAGCTGCACGTGATGAGCGTGCAGCTAGAGATAGTGAACAACGTCAGTTTATGACAAGCTTTAATCCGAACACAGCGGATAGAAAAGATTTTACAAAATTTAGAGAAAACTTAAAAGAACAAGCTTTAAGAGCTGTTGGACCCACACAAGGTGGTATTTTATCATCACAACAAGGTAGAGCTTTAGATAAATTATATCATGAACCATATCGAAAGATGATGAATCAGTACATGATGACAAATCCAAAAGATTATGCAGAAAACTTTCCTATATCATTTGGTATTCAAAGAGCTTTACCGATGGCAGCAAAAGGAATTATGGGCGCAGTGTCCGGTATTCCAATGCTAGGACAAATGTTGCCAGAACAAACAAACGAATTATTAGGTGATCTAAGTTATTTAGATTACAGACCAAACAGATTAATGAATTTACCAGAGGGATTTGCTTTTGATGATGGTAATCAAGCATTACTATCACTTATAGAATCAATAAATCCTTACGAAGCAAACTACAGACAATTCTTCCCAATGCAAGTACCAGATTACTTCTATCAATTTATGGATAACGAAATGTTACCATACATTATGGGTATGAGATAATGAGTGCTAGGGACAGATATAGAGCGAGACAAGGAAAAACTCCAGGCACAACGTATGGATATGCTGGAATGGGGGCAAGTAGTTCGCAAGTAGATCCTACTAGTCCTACGATTGCAAAATCAATAGACGATAGAAAAACTGCATACGAAAGTATGCGAGACGCAGGAATGCTAACACCAAGTGTTTCTGGTGTTAGTCTTTATGACAAATCACCTGTTATTTATGAAACAGGAACTACTTCTCAAGAAATTTTAGATGCTGATGATCCAAAAGATATTGGTGGACAACAAGTTGATTTAAAAGGAACTACAGTATCTGATGATTTTGGTGGTTTGACACCTTTTTATACCACGTATGCTGATGACGCAATTAATACTGGTAATATTACAAATGATGTTTACAGATACGCTATAAGTCAAGGTAAAACAGAAGAAGAGGCACAAGCTCTTGTTAATCAAGCAAACGCAGAGTTAAATAGACTTGTAAAGCAATATAGAAGTCTTCCTGATGATGATTTTAATAAAAAAAATGAAGCAACAGAATTGGATGATTTTCTCGCTGGCTATAATCCATTTTTTAAAAATATTTTACCACAAACAATGTATGGAGAAGGTATAGGAGTAGGTGGATTCACTGGTTCAGACACAGGTTATGTAGGCCTTGAAGATGAAACCGGTAGATTTTTTAAAATACAAGATCCAACACCCAACATACTAGCAAATAGAAGTGGATTTGGTGGTGGCGGTGGTGGTTCTTACGGTGGTGGCGGAGGAGACTACGCAGCTGGTATAGCTGCAGGATTAGGTCGACGTCCAAAACAATTAGGTGATGAAGAAGGTATACCAAAAGGTTTACGTTTACTTCAATACATGGTAAACCTACACAAAAATAATCCATATACAAAAATGGCCATACGTAGAAAAAACGGTGGCATAGTGAGTTTAGTAGGAGGTTAATATGGTATGGCAACTATTGGCTAAGCCCTTGTTGGGCGTGGTCGCAGACGGAGTTCAAGGTTTTGTTAAAACAAAACAAGCGAAGGCTGAACTAAAGTTAACAGAAGTTAAAGCAGCAACTAAGCTGAAAGAGGACCAGATCGCCGGAAAAGTGGCATGGGAACAATCAGCTGTAGATCAAATGAAAGGGTCGTGGAAAGATGAGCTAATTTTAATTTGTCTTTTGGCTCCAGCAACACTCGTATTTTTTCCTGGCATGACAGATCATATTGAAAAAGGATTTATTGCCTTGCAACAATTACCAGATTATTATAAACATTTATTATACATTGCGTGCTCAGCGAGCTTTGGCATAAAGGGTGCTAAAGGTGCAATGGGTTTAATTAAGAAAAAATAGGAGATACTATGAAAAAAGTAGATAAAAAGAAAAACCCTGGATTAGCAAAACTACCAACTAAGGTTAGAAACAAAATGGGTTATATGAAAAAAGGTGGTAAAGTTGTGTCTAAAATGGGCGGCGGAATGATGAAAAAAGATCCAATGGCTATGGGATACAAAGCTGGTGGTTCAAAAAAAGATACACACGTAACTAAAGATGGACGTACTGTTAAAAAAGGTTTGTACTACTACATGAACCGCGCTAAAAAAAGAGGCACTAGTAAACCTGGCAAAGGCACTGTTACAGATAAAGCATTAAAACAATCTGCTAAAACAGCTAAAAAACCAGCTAAAAAAAGTGGCTAAGAAAAAATCATTATCACAAAAAAGAAAAGCCAAGTCAGATAAAAATCCAAAAGGCATAGCAAAAGGTTGTGGTATGGTTTTAGAAAATAGACGTAAAAAAACTAAGTATGGCTAAAACAGCAGCATGGCAACGTAAAGAAGGTAAAAATCCTTCTGGTGGTTTAAATAAAAAAGGTGTAGCATCTTATCGTAGAGCTAATCCTGGATCTAAATTAAAAACCGCTGTTACAACAAAACCGTCAAAATTAAAAAAAGGTTCTAAAGCAGCAAAAAGACGTAAGTCATTTTGTGCAAGAATGGAAGGTATGAAGAAAAGAAGAACCGGTGCAAAGACAGCTAGAGATCCTAACTCTAGAATAAATAAATCTTTGCGTAAATGGAATTGTTAGTATATAGACCAATTAATGAGAGATGAAACAGCGATCTATGTAATCTTGAAAAAGATTAGAGCTCGCAAAGAAGAGTTGAAAGAAATCATAGCAGCCGGATTACCTGG